GCCGGCGGGGGCCCAGCTGACAGACCTCGGCCGTCTGGCCTCCGAAATAAATGAGGGTCATCCGTTTCTGATGACCGAGCTATTCCTTCGGATTCGGAGGGATCCCCCATCTCTACCGGACTTGCTAACAATCCTTGCGGTCTTCTTGGGTGAAGGACGAGACGACGAAGTGTCTGTGCGAGCATCGCAGTTAGAGGTCAATGGCGTGGTGCGGGCGGAGCTAGAACACATTGAACGGGATTCTAGAACGGGTCGGGCCCGTGAAGAGCGAGCCGGCATCCGTGATGATCCGAAGTTCTGGGACATCCACACCGAATGGGTAGAGCCGATTGCGCATTGGGTCGGAACCGATGATATCTTACCAGTGGTTGCGGCACAGTTTGAACTCTTTGAAGGAAATCTACAGAGGGCGCTCATGAAACTCATGGGTCTCGTGGATGAGATGACGGCGATGGCGACGTTGGATGGGGCGATTGCCTTGTTGTCTGTGTTAGAGGGGGCTCAGCGGCTTGTCTTGCGCGATGTGGTGGTTGCCGAGAGTCTATATTTGCGACTCTAGACGAAATAATCCACAATCTTTGGATTCATGTGGACGACAAAGAGGACAAGAACAATCATGGAAACGTAGACACAAAGAGCTCTTAGCGTGGACCCACGAATATAGATATGGATAATGGTCTCCACCAATCCCCAAATGCCAATCCACCATAGGACAATTAGAAGTGCCAGCGGTAAGATATGTGATATTACCATTTTTTACCGAGTTCTAACATGAGCGATGAGATTAACTCTTTGAGATTGGCAGAGTCTAGGTCGCAGACTATAGACGGAAGGGACGGGACGTGGGGGGCCAGGAGTTCCATTGTAAGAGGATACGGTTCGCGATAATAGTCGCCGTTGCGTTCTGAACGAACCATGCGAATACCGGTTAGGGTCTTGGATATCGGACATTCCCATAGGAAGGTGTGGGTTCCCAGAGCATAGGGATTCTTTAGAAAGTCAAGAAGAGCGGCGAGTTTGATTTTATTCCCCTCTAGGGGAGGAATACGAAACTGAAAAATCATCTGAGGAAAGCGGAGAATTAAACGTATGGGTTCAGGCGAAGCGGGGGCGGGGGCGGGCTCTAGGGGAGGATGGTGAATACCATCCTCTCCTTAACATTGAGCACAGCGAGATGTGTCTAGGGGAGGATGGTGAATACCATCCTCTCCTTCCATCTCGGCTCTTCACGGCACTCGTACCACTGGATACCAACAGGAGAGCCTCGTTCTAATGCCTTTTGGCCAAGCGATTTCACCGTAATGAGTCGGTTCCAAGAGGAAACCCACACCTTAGTTTTACCCTTTTTCTGCTCCACCACGACCCCCCTTTCTTCATGAGCCGATTTCTGAGAAAGATTCGTCATAAAGAAGAGATCTCTGCTAAACGCTTTGGCCTGCTTTTGCCTCCTATTGAGTTGATCCACCAGGATCTGCTCCACTAAAGGACCGCTGCGGCCATTAAGAATATCTTTGATAGAGCGTTGATTTACCAGATCGGCGTAGCGACGAATGGGAGAAGAGGCGTAGGCGTAGGCGTTAGTATCCAGGCCGCTGTGATAGGTATCAGCCGCATTTGGAAGACAATATTCGGCCGCCTCGTAGGCCAAGAACTCGGGGACGCCTGGAATCTGGATAAACTCCTTACCTTCCTTGTGTTTTCGCAGGATGCCAGAGCCGGCACCAGCCAGTAATTTCCCCGCCTCTTTGTTATAGAATATCATCATGGCTTCCACCCATTCGTGGCTTCCATGATGATATCCACTGGGGACACTCGTCTTCAAAGATTTCGTGATGGCGGACAGAACTTTTAATGCGGGCGCGGCCGCCGCCGCATCAGCTTCTTCGTATGTGTAAGAGGTCGTCGTCATCGTTTCAGTAAGTGCCCAATAGATACCCTGGATCGTTTCATTCTTCCACTGGAAGCAAAGGCTTACCGTTAGCTTAGGAGTACCAGGAAGAAGCGATGCGAGGGCTTCCACTGATGACGGTAGCATGGAGGCCACGATAGTTCCTTCGGGTGTGTAAAAGGAGGTTGCGCGGGCCCTTGCTGCCAGATCTATTGAAGACCCCTCTGACACAAGTTCAGCAACATCGGCAATATTAATGGCAACGTTCCACGTATCTTTATCAATTTCTTCCAATGTGAATGAGTCATCCACATCACGGCATCCTGGAGGATCAATATGAAAGGTGTAGCCTTCTAGCTTAGGGCGGGCGGGCGTCAGCGGCGCGCTGTCCGCGGCCGGCGGATAGCTACGCAGTTCTTTATTGCCATCATAGACATAGGTTGTTAGGAGCAGTTGGAGTTCTGATTTATTCGTAGGAGGGCCGAGGTTTTGAATGAGGTTGGCTTTCTGGAGCATGCCTGGACGAGGCGGTTCAGAGGTCGGTTCCACTATGGCGTGAACGTTATAGAAGAGATCGCGTTGGGAACAACCGACGGCCAGAGGGGGGTAGCGTTTGTCATAGGGGATGAAGCGAAAGATAGGAACACCGCGACTCGTGATGCCGTAGCGGATTTTGGATGTTAATTCAAGAGTTCCTGCGAGCCACATTTTGGAGAGAGGACTAATGATATGTACAGGTCATGCCTTCATTTTTTACTTGGCGGGCGGGCTGCGCGCTGCGCTTAAAAAAAATTGATGCCTCAGCCCACCAGTTCGGCAAGTCCCCAATGGTGTATGAGTATATGAAAACCCCTGAGGGGGATTATATGTGTGTTCATTGTAATGTTATTAAGAAAAAGCAATCCACCATGCATATGCACTATAGAGCAAATCATGACGGAGCTTTGAAGCACAAGTGTCGCCATTGTACATATGAGAGTGCGACCAAACAAGGTCTAGAGAATCATATAAATGCTCGGCATCCTAGTGATGATCTTATCAAGGAATTCTCATGTCCTAGTTGCCCCTTTGAAAGCTTAACCAAGGGTGGTCTTCGTAGTCATTATCTTCTACGTCATCTTTCCAAAGAAGTTAGTAAATACTTTGGAAAAACAGACGAGGGGGAAATTCAATGTACTGCCTGCGGCACCGATTTCGCCAGTAAGCCCGCCTACGTGTATCATTTAGTTGCTTGTATTCAAAACGAGTTGAGCGCAACCGATAGGGAGGCGCTAGGTGTCTAAACCGCCGCATCAGATATAAAACTTTCTTTTTTACTATTCATGTCTTGAATATCTAGAACAATGCTGTAGAGATGATACCCACCCGCAGCAAAGGCCATCATGGCCAGGAGTTCAAACGCCCATCTGGGTGTCTCATAGCCGGTGTTTCCAATAAAGATAAGGAGCGGAGCGACCACGATTATATGAAAGATATTAATCCACACCAGACCCGAGTGGGCCTTCCATCGCTGAAGAGTTTTATACGAATGGTAGATAAGTAAAAGTATACCGAGGATTTGGAGCACGTTGAAAATTATAGGCGTCAGCTGTCCTCGGACAAAGGCGACGTAGAGGAAGAAGGGCGAAACGATAAAGATATGAAATAGACTAAGAGTCAAATGCATTTAGTATTAAAGGAGAAACTTTGTCAGCATCTGCTCCGCATGTTCCAGGGCCCCTTCAACCCAGGCCTGACGAAGACTGAACGATTCCCCACAAATGAAGACTTTCGGCGCAGGATTCATAATGGTCTCACTGCTCTCTTTAGGGTCGTAAGTGCCAGGGAGCCAGTAGGAACAGGCGTCGTGCCACGGATGCGATTTGAAAAAGATTGGATCTGGAATTGTTTGGGGCGCGAACAAGGCGCGGATTTCTCGCATGATGGCCTTTTCTAGACCCTTCTCCCCTCCCCGTTTCAGAATACGGAGCCAATATTCGGCATCGTCGCCATCGGTGTAGGATATCATAACAACGCCTTTTTCTTTATTGACAGGTATGATATAACGGATAGGGGAATCGGTGACGACCTTTTTTTCGGTAAAGACCGGATTTGGGGTGGTAGTGTCAAAGACGGCATAGGTGCGCAAAAGAGGGCGCATGCGCACAGACTTCACGATGGGATTGGTTCGGAATGCCGGCAGCTTCTGAAGGGCGGCAACGTGAAGAGCGAGAATGAGGTTCTTGGCCTTGATGCGAGACCCGTTTTCAAAGATTGCCGTTGTGCCGTCGGTGTCAGTAAGACGATGATTCAAGAGTATCTTTACTCCCCTGTCTTTGAGTTCAGCGGCCATGCCTTCGGGTACCTTTGACATTCCATCGGCGACCACGAAGAAGTCGGCCGAGCCCATTTCGGCCCCAAAGGCATCAAGGGCCAGATCGGCACGCATGGTATTCATTTCGGATTTGTAGGGAAAGTGTAAAAGGAGATCCTTTGGAGCGGACGCGCCCGCGCCGGCCATGATTTCTTCAACCGTGTGGGTTGCCAGGACGGATGGTGTAAGAGAGGATAGTGATTGAACTACAATCTTGGATAGATTGTCCCAGGATTCCTGGTAGCTGATTCCATCGGTGCCAATCCACAGTTGTTCGGAATCAATAGGATAGGTCTTCAAGCCATATCGTTTCACATAGCCTTTCATAAGCGAGTGGGCGGTTGATATACGACCCGCCCCGCTTTCCCATGGGCCTTTTTTGTAGGTAAAGACACGGCCGCCCACGTAGTCGTATGCTTCGGCGATTTGTATATTGGCTTTTGGATAGGTTTCGGATAAGCGCAGGGCACAATGGAGGCCAGCAAGTCCTGCGCCGATTATAAGATAGTCGGCCATCTAATTCTTGTGTTTTATAAGGTTGCTCTGAATCCAGGCGGCGACCTTGGCGGTATCACTACTCTGGAAGGGACCGGTTAGGGTCGGTTTCTGTTGGCCGGTAGGCGTTAGCATCATGAAGTTGGGAATACTTCGCACACCACAGAATCCAGGAGTGTATTTATTCTCATCAATGTCGCACTTGTAAATGGTGAGATTGGCTCCAAACTCCTCTTGGAGAAAGTCCCAGTTCAGCCTCTTACATGCTCCACACCAATTGGCGGTGAAATAGACGAGGGTGGGAGTCTTAAGCGTCGGGCCGTTCAGCTCCTCGAACTGCTCTTGCGTTTGAAGGGGCAGCATTTTCTACATGGCTCGGTGATGTGGTATTGCGGGAGGGTGCCGCAGCGGGAGCAGCGGCAGCAGCGGCAGCAGCAGGGGGCGAGTTCTTTTTATTATAAATAAGAGGTCCTTGTGAGGTGTGGGGCTCTGCGGAGCTGGCGGGGCTGGCGGGGCTGGCGGGGCTAGGCGCCGTGTTGTTCCTCCTGGCGGGCCTGGCGAGGCTGGCGAGGTTGGCGGGGCTGGCAATGGCGGCCGAGGCGGCGGCCAAGGGTTTAGCCGCTGCCGAAGGGATTTCTTCGGCCAAATGTCCCACCTTGATCGCAGTATCTACGACCTGCTTCCCAGTGTTTATTGTTTCCTCTTTTACATTTTCGGCAACGCGAATCGCCCCATCAATGGTGTCGGCAAGTGATGGGTTAAGATAGCGAACAACGGGAAGAGTTGTTTTCACTGCTGCCGTTATTATATTTTCACGAGGGCATTTCTTGAATTCCGCATGTCCTGTAATACGGGGGCTGTGTCCCGTATTGTCCCAGCCCAGGGATGGAAAGGGAAAGAATCGGCGGGTGCCGTTGAATACAAGATCTGCCGGGCTGCTGAGTAAGCACCAGTAATCATAGACTATGGCGCACCCATAGAATAGGAATCCTAGGGGAACTACCGTCAGCATGAGGAAGCGGCTGAAGGCGTTATTTGTGTCGCCGGCCACCAGATTGGAGGCGATGCTAACGGGGATACAAAAACAGTAGATAACGAACCACCAGGGGCTGGGAGGATCGGACGGACCAGACTTACTAGGCGGCGCATCATCAGGGAGCCACATACCTTGGGCGAGGCCAAGAGGACCCCAGGGATGGCCCATGCCGAATTGATTGAGTTTGTCCGTTCCCAGACCACCCGTGCTGGGGGATGAGAGCTGAATAAGATCATAGAACCAGGGATAGCCCAGAGTTAGAACATTAGCGATCAAAAAAATCAAGGCGGTCTGTGGACTTCGCAGCATGAGATGATGAAGGCCAAAAATTCCAAAGAGAAGGGTGAACCACCACATACCAGTCCTTGTGTATTGCGGTTTTTTCCAGAATTCAATTCGTGTATGGGACACCGCTGGGAATTCCATACTGCTAATATTGTCATAGGCGAAAGTTCCTGGGAAAACATGCGTAGTCAAAGAAATGCTCGTCAATCTGCGTTTTAAATTTATCAAAGTCCAGGATCACGACACGGCCGTCGGGCTGTACATAGAGTTCAAAATCCCATGCGGCCAACCGATGGGTCCGCCAAAGAGTAGAGAAGAATCGTCGTAGTTCGGCCTCCGTATCATTGACGAGGTTTGTGTCAAAGAGGTTGCGGCTTTCAACATCGGACAACCAAAGAGGTTTTCTCGTACAGATCTCTTCCATGATATATTTGGCTCCTGGGGTTGGGTGTAAAAGGGGTGTGCGCAGGATTTTGTAGTCGTCGCCTCTAAGAATACTTTCTACGAGGCGATGAATATGTTTCTGTTCTTCCAAGCCTCGGCCGCGGCTGCGGCCGCTTACGGATCGTCTGAGTTTCTTCTCAACCCATCCACCGCCGATGGGAAGAATGATGCCGTTGGAACCAGTGTCTATCGGGTCCATGGTACGGTCGGCTGCGAGCAAAGTCCCTTCAATTTTTAAATCCTGAAGAGGAGGCCGCCGAAGCCGTCGACAATCCTCAAAATATTGTGATTCAGGGCATAGACCCGCACATTGGCGCCGCCACGAGGGGGCGTCACGGTAGTATTCATTTCCAGTTGAAGAACAATAGTGTCCAGACGGCTGGCGTTCATGCTGCCACTGGGCTGGACGTCCTCGGGACGCAGGGCGAAACTGTAAGAATAGACAAAGTCGTCAATCGGGATAGCCGTATGATACTGGAAGGGCTGGACGAGTCGGAAATAATCGGCATAGCGAATATCAAAGCGGTCATAGCCTTCAATACGAAGAAGGGCCGTATTGATTAAATTCTTATATCCATCCATTGTTGTATCACCAATGGTCAAATTCGTATAATTGAACCACTGGTGGCACGCAACGGAGGCATCCCGCTGTACCATCCAGAACAGTTCGCGCAAGGGATGATTGAATTCCATCGGAACTTGGACGGTGGTGGCCGAAGGGTCAATAGCGATACTCGGTGTGTATTGGACCTGTTCAATCAAGTATTCGTGGGCATTCGCCACGAATCGTCGGCGCTCCTCCACATCCAGATGAATAAAGTCGCCATACATCGTCATACTGGTGATGGACGCTCCCGCAACCGACTGGTCGCAGGGAACTGCCGCAGGATTATCCAGAATAAACATTTGTTG